TCAAGGCACTAGACGCCCCGCCGGGCCTGTGCGATTCCCAGGAGCGGCCACGCCGCCCGTCTCGCCGTAGTTAACGGCGAATCCTACAGGCCGGAGAACCGCATAAACATTGGGTTTGTCCAATGTGCTGTAGTAGTTTTGTAGTAGTAGCGTCGGCCCGCCCTTCCCCGTTTTTTTCCTGTCCACCGCAGCGCGGCATGCCCGCGCCGTGACATCGCCGCGTTTGCTACATGCTGGCAAGCGCGCCGGCCACCGCCGCGAAGCGCAGACCTCGATCACCGCGCCCTGCCGCACTGGCGCCAGGCCTGCGCACCGCCGCCGGCCGCATCGAGCTGCGCGCCACGTCCACCGCCACATGCAGCGCCAGCGCCTGGCCAGTGCACCGCCGGCGGCCGCCGCGACCTGCGGGCCACGTCCACCGCCACCTGCAGCGCCAGCGCCTGGCCAGCGCGCCGCCGGCGGCCGCCGCGACCTGCGGGCCACGTCCACCGCCACCTGCAGCGCCAGCGCCTGGCCAGCGCGCCGCCGGCGGCCGCCGCGACCTGCGGGCCACATCCACCGCCACCTGCAGCGCCAGCGCCTGGCCAGCGCGCCGCCGGCGGCCGCCGCGAGCTGCCGGCCACGACCACCACCACCTGCAGCGCCAGTGCCTGGCCAGCGCGCCGCCGGCGGCCGCCGCGAGCTGCCGGCCACGACCACCACCACCTGCAGCGCCAGCGCCTGGCCAGCGCACCGCCGGCGGCCGCCGCGAGCTGCTGACCACGCCATCGCCACCTGCAGCGCGCGGGCCGGCGCCGGAGCGCGATCGAGGATCCAGAGCAACGACGGCGAGCGCACCAGAAGCCGGCGCGCAAAAGGCGGTCTATCAATATTTCGGGAGGGGCTGGGAAAAACCTAACCTCCCTAACCAGCATTGGCGAATCGGCTGGAGCGCCTTTATTCATGCGGGTTTCAGGCGCTTCGGAAAACCTAACCTTTTCCTAACCAAAGCCTAACCCGGTTAGGTTTCTATACCCTAACCTCTTAAAAAATAGATATCTATATAAATCAATGGCTTACGATGAGGTTAGGTTTCCGGTTAGGTCAGGTTAGGTTTTAGACCTAACCAACATTTCCTATAAAAATCAGTGTCTTACACACCAATTTCAGGCCCGGTCAGGAAGGTTAGGCTTTTCCCAGCCCCTCCCCCAATCTGCGCAGAAGTTGAGCAAATCGGCATGTGTCGCACATCCAAGGCGTCAATCCGCGTCCGTACTGCGTCGTTTTGCGTCATCCGGCAAGGCCCCAAATCGGGCCTCTGAGCCGCTTAAAGCCTGGCGGCAACGGGTGACGCAGGGGTGAGTCTTTTTTTGCCGATTTAGCGCGCAGGCGTGGAGGGGGGAAGACTGCGCGCCAGAGGTGGTGACGGGTCGATCTACTGTATATTTGTACAGTACCATGAGGTGCCCATCATGACCCTGCTCGACCGTCCCCCACCTACGCCCATGCCTGCGGCGCGCATACGCGAGCTGTACGCCCGCAACCCCACCACCGAGACCTGCGCCTTGGCCTGGGAAATCTGGCGCCTGCAGCGCGTTCTGATCGCGTTGGAAGCCGGTATGCGAAACGCGGCAAGCCTACGCCATCGCCAGGATGTGATTGACCAGGTCACCGGCCTGCTGGAATACGTCCAGGGCGAACCCTGTTTGTCCGAACCGCTGGCGGTCAAACAGGGGCGCAAGCGCGGCGAGCGTCGGTAAGGGCCAGGCCTGCAGACCAGCGCGCGGCGCGGACGAAAAAAAACCCCGCTGGTGCGGGGCTGATGCCTGTGGCTCGGGCGCGCTACTCGTCGCCGTCTCCGGGGATCATGTAGGGCTTGAAGCGCACGACCTCATCGCCCAGCCAGTCATTGATTTCCTGGAACTTGGCCTGCAGCGGCTCCAGCTCGTTACGCGCGAACACCTTCGCCGCCGATATCGGCGTGCCAAAGCCGCCTGAGTTCGTCGGCACCAGGCCCATGAGCTGCGGTGGCACCCGGTGCGCGGCGAGCACGTCATCGCGCGACACGTTCTTGATGTTGAAAAAGTCATCGCGCGCGGCTACCTCGCTAACCGGGATGATCTGCATGCCGTCTTTCTTGCCCCCTGGTGCATAGACAAAGAGGTTGCGGAAGTTGCCCGGCCCCTTCGAGTTCTTCATCGCCTCGCGGATGTCATCGACATAGCCACCGTCCGGCAGGGTGTCCGTCACGTACATGATGAATCCCGCATGACTGCCGTTGTGGTAGTACTTGCGCCGGAACAGCGTCGCGGACTCGTTCAACCATGCAGCATTGAGCGCGGCCAGGTACTCGGGCAGGCCATAGATTTCCTGGTTGATGTCCGGCTGCATCAACTGGCACACCGTGCCGGCGCGGAATTCATACTCCTGGCCGGAGCTGGGCAGAAAGAAGAAGCGGCCAGGCTCAACGCCGCGCCGCGTGTACTTCGCAAGCGCGTGCTTCATCATGATCAGCTTGCCCGTCATGCTGTCCAGCCGCTCCGCGTAGGTGTTGCCGAAGGTCAGGAAATCGATGGCCATTTTCAGGCAGGTATCGCGGCCAAATGCAGGATGGGGCAGCAGCGTGGAGGCCAGGATATTGGCCTTGAAGTAGATAGCCGAACTATGGTGCGGGCTGGCCCGGAACGTCTTGGACAGGCCGCCGAAATTGACGGGCGGCTCATACCAGCGCCCATTGCGCCAGCACTCCAGATAGTCCAGTATCTCGCGGCGATCAAGCACCGGCACCGGGTCACCGAAGGTGAAGGCCTCGACCTTTTCAGGCATGGGCGCCGGCGCAGCGCTGGTCGCCTTGCTTTTTCGTTTCATCCGTAAATCTCCATGAAGCTTTTTCCGACGCCTGCGGCGCCTTCCAGGGGTTCCCAATCCAGCGCATGCATCAGCGCCCAGGCCAGGTCAGCGTGTCCGGTCTCGCTGGCCCGGCCGGCGTCGTATGTGACACTGCGACCGCTGGCGGTGGTGGTCTTGCGAATTGCCATGAGCGACTGCGCCAGGTCGGTGGCGCCGGCGTCGAACTCCAGGCGTTTGTTGCGGATCACATCCCCGGCCTTGAGCACCAGACGGCCTTTGACCTCGGGCGAATAGCTGTAGGACCGGACGCCGGGAAAGAACTGCTTGACCAGCTGGAACACGCCTTGCCCCATGCCGGTGGCGTCGATACCGATGTAGGCAACGGCGTACCGCTTCGTGATTTCCTCAATCTTCTTGGCCTGGGCCGCGAAGTCCATCCCCCTGAACTGGTGATACTCCAGCACGCGGAACTTGCCGCCGGCGGTGCGCGGCGCGGCCACCACGACACAACCGGCGGAATCTCCCGACAGCGACGGGTCATAGCCCACCAGCACCGGCCAGTGTCCGTAGGGCCGCAGCAGAAATTTCTGCACATCGACCCACTCGACCATCGAATCCACCATGCAGCCCTGCAGCACCGACAGCGGGAAGATGGATGCGGTGTCATCGATGAAACCGCACATCAGCAGGTTTTCGAACTGATCGGGGCTGTACTCAAGCCGCAGCTCATCGATGTCGAACAGGTTGCAGCCGCCAGCCTCGGCGTCCAGGATAGTGACGATCTGCCGCCAGATGCGGTCATCACACTGGTGGCCATTCTTCAAGATCGAGTGCGCCAGCTCAATGGCCACTTGATCGCGCTTGGCGCGGCGCTTGTTGAACACGTCGCCAGTCCAAAGTGGATAGGCTTCGTGGGCCATGCTGGACGGGGTAGAAAAATAGGTCTTGCGCCAATGCTTGTGCAGCGCCATGCCGCTGGCCACCTTGTTCAGCTCCGCGAACTTCGGCACCCAGAAGAACTCATCGAAGTAGAAATTGCCGTGGTAGCTCTGCGCCGTGCGTGCGTTCGTCCCGAGAAAGTACAGGTGCGCACCGTTCGGCAAGACGATGGGATCGCCCTTGAGATCAACGTCCGCGGCCTCCCGCGCGAATTGAATGATGTACTGCTTGAAGACGTGCGCCTGCGCCTTCGAGGCGGACAGGAATATTTGATTTCGGCCCGTCCTGATCGCATCGTCCAGCGCCTCGCGCGCGAAGTACCAGGTTGCCCCAATCTGCCGCGACTTGAGGATCATCCGGGTGCGCTGATCGCCATTTCGCAGCCAGACCTTCTGATAGTCGAACAGGGAATCACGGAACGCCTGTGACAGCTTTTGCGCCTGTTCGTCGCTGATCGCGTTGCGCTCGGGCTTGCGCTTCGGCCCTGCATTGCGCCGGTCAAGCGCGGGATTCAACGTTGAATCCCGACCATCCTCATCAAACTTGCGCACGCGCGCCGTGCGCTCAAGCTGACGCCCCAGCAGGTCGATTTCCTTGAAATCGCGCCCGTCCTTCTCCGTCTTGGCGATGAGCGTACATAGGCGGGCATCAAGCGCGGTCTCTACGCGCTCGACGGGCGAAGCCTTGTCCCAGCCGTCGCGCGTTTTCCAGCTGTGAACCGTGGTGCGCTTTTCGCTCAGGTGGCGAGCGATGGACGAGACGCGCCAGCCCTGCCAGTACAGGTCACGGGCAACGCGGCGCGGGTCGATGTGGTCGGTGGATTGCAACATGCCGCCATCCTGCCGGGCTTCTCCGCGCGCGCGTGAAGCCGTCTCTTCTGGATCGCACGCGCACAACGCCGCGCCGTTGAGTGGCCGGGCGGCGGGGGCCAGTATGGCAACACCCGAACACCACCGACGAGCCAAACCCTATGAACAAAGACCGCTGGTTTACCGTGGCCACCGAAGGCCAGACCACCGATGGCCGCAACATCCAGCGCACCTGGCTGGAAGAGATCGCGGCAACCTACAACCGCGACAAGTACGGCGCGCGCATCTGGATGGAACATATTCGCGGCGTCGTGCCGGAAAGTCCGTTCTGCGCCTACGGCGATGTCCTGGCCGTGCGCACCGAAGAAAACGATGAAGGCAAGCTCACGCTGCAAGCGCAGCTCGACCCCACTCCCGCGCTGGTGTCCATGACGAAGGGCCGCCAGAAAATCTATACGTCCATCGAAATTCAAGAAGACTTCGCCGGTACCGGCAAGTGCGGCTTGGTCGGCCTGGGCGTCACCGACAGCCCGGCCAGTCTGGGAACCTCCATCCTGCAATTCGCCGCGAAGAATCCCGCCGACAACCCACTCGCTGGCCGCAAAAAGTCGCCGGAAAACCTGTTCTCCAGCCTGCTGGAAACGCCCCTGAACTTCGACGAAGACGCCAAGCCCGCCGACGACACCGCCAAGGCCCTGCAGGGGTTCGCCGCCTTCTTCCGCTCCCTGCTGCCGGGCCAGTCGCAGGCCGCAGCACCGCAGCCCCGCAGGTGGCCGCCGCGCCGATTGACGTGGCCGCCGCAACACAAGCCTTCAACGCGCTGGAAGCTGCGATCAAGAAGACCAACGGCGACCTGGCCGCCGCCGTCACCAAGGTCACGACCGACATGGCCGAATTCAAGAAGAACGCTGCGACCGCCAAGGAACTGGCCGAGCTGCGCGCCCTGCTCGACAAGACGCCCGGCAACCACTCGCAGCGCCCGCCTGCCGCTGGCGGTGACGGCCGCCTGAAAACGGACTGCTAACGCGGGCCGATCCTGACCCATCAAAACCAAATCGGAACCACAACATGCGCAACGAAACCCGCGTCCTCTTCAACGCCTATCTGCACAACCTGGCCGAACTCAACGGCGTCGACAGCGTCACGCAGACCTTCAACGTCGTGCCGTCCGTGCAACAGACGATGGAGACCAAGATTCAAGAAAGCTCGGCCTTCCTGACCAAGATCAACATGATCGGCGTCACCGAGCAGCAGGGCGACAAGCTGGGCCTGAACCTCTCCGGCCCCATCGCCTCGCGTACCGACACCAAGGTCAAGGACCGCGAACCGCGCGACCTGACCACGCTGGACGTGAACGGCTACTACTGCCGCCACACCGATTTCGATTCCTTCATCCCCTACGCCAAGCTCGACGCCTGGGCGCATTTCAAGGACTTCGAAATCCGCATCCGCGATCTGCTGATCCAGCGGCAGGCGCTCGACCGCATCATGATCGGCTTCAATGGCAACAGTGTGGCGTCCACGACCAACCCCAGCGCCAACCCGCTGCTGCAGGACGTGAACAAGGGCTGGCTGCAGAAGATGCGCGAATACGCGGAAGAGCGCGTCATGAACGAGGGCAAGACGCCGGGCAAGGTCCAAGTTGGCGCCAGCGGCGACTACAAGAACCTGGACGCCCTGGTTTTCGACGCCATCACGCTGCTGGACCCGTGGCACCGCGAAAACGCCGGCCTGGTCGCCATCGTCGGCCGTGGCCTCATGCACGACAAGTACTTCCCGCTGGTCAACCAGGACAGCCGCGCCACCGACACGCTGGCCGCAGACCTGATCATCAGTCAGAAGCGTATCGGCGGCCTGCCGGCGGTGCAGGCGCCCTTCTTCCCGGAAAAGAAGGTGCTCATCACCCCGCTGGATAACCTGTCGCTGTACTGGCAGATTGGCGGCCGCCGCCGGCACATCGAGGAAAACGCCAAGCGCAGCCGCGTGGACACCTACGAAAGCTCCAACGATGACTACGTGGTGGAAGACTATGGCCAGGCCGCCATGGTCGAGAACATCGAACTGGTGCAGGCCTGACCATGACCAGCCCCGCACAACAACACCGCACGCGGGTGCTGGCCGCCCGCGCGAGCGCCGCCGATGGCGACGCGCCCGCCGTCATGGGCGGCATCTACGGCCAGATGATGGCCAAGCTGACCCAGGACCGGCGCCGTCTGCACGATATCCAATCCGTGGAGCGCAAGGTAGCCGTCAAGCGCGAGCTCGTTCCCGAGTATGCCGACTACCTGCAGGGCGTGTTGGCCGGCGACGGCGGCCAGCCTGATGAAGTGGTCACCACGCTCATGGTGTGGCACTTCGACATCGGCGCATTCGCATCCGGCCTGCAGCTCGCCGACTACGTACTGCGCCATGACCTGCAACTGCCGGAACGGCTCAAGCGCAACACGGCCACCCTGCTGCTGGACGAGGTGGCCGGCCAGGTCGCCAATGGCGCAGTGTCCAAGCCCGACGAGGCCATGCAGGTGCTGCAGGAAGTCGCGCGCCTGGTGGACGGCCAGGACGCACCGGACCAGGCCCGCGCCAAACTGCACTTGGCCCTGGGCAAAACGCTGGCTGCCCAGGCCGGCGAGGAGCCGCGCGGCCCGCAGCTGGAAATGGCGCGGGCCAGCGTCGCGCAACTGCGCCGCGCCGTGGAGCTGCACAGCGGCGTGGGCGCGAAAAAGCTCATCGAGCAGCTGGAACGCAAGATCAAGAACGCCGGCGACGCCGGCTAACCGAGTGCCCCCAAGCGCACGGCGGCGCGGGCGGAAGGTCGGTCACAGACCGGCTGGATGCCCGCCCACCGCCGATTTCATGAGACCAGGCCATGAGCTTCATCGCAACCGCACCCGCGCCACATACCGAACCGCCGCAGATGGTCGGGAATGATGGCTTCTTTCCGGACATTGATCTGACCAATGCCCGCGAGACGCTGCGCCTGGATGGCACCGTGACCTCCGCGCGTCTGCGCTTTGCGCTGGTCGGCGCCATGCTGGAGGCGGGCAACAGTCTGGCCGCATGGAAGGCCGCCCAGCTCGCCCAAGGCTATGCCCAGCTCAAAGACGTTCCGGGCGTCAAGATCGACGGCGCCACACGCCTGGAGCACGCCTACCGCCGCGCTGTCTACAGCCTGGCCAAAGCCGATCTCATCGAGCGCATGACGGACTACGACGCCACGGCCGCCGGCCAGAAGCGCGCCGAATGGCTGGACGAGGCGCCCAGCGACCACCGCCGCAACGCGCGCTGGGCCATCGCCGATGTCGTGGGCAGAAAGCGCAACATCGTGGACCTCATCTGATGAAAGTCCGCGCCCAACAAGGTGACACCGTGGATGCGCTCTGCTGGCGCCACCTAGGCACCACGCGGGACGTGGTGGAAGCCACCTACGAACTCAATCCCGGCCTGGCCGACCTGGGCGCGGTACTGCCGCATGGCCATGTCGTCGTCCTGCCGGATGCCGCCCCTCAACCTACGGCGGCGCCTGCCGTCAAACTCTGGGACTGAACCCCATGGCCGAACCCTCGACCGTATCGGGCGCCGTGGCCACCACGCTGGTATCTGGCGCGGCCCTGTCGCAAATCCTGCCGCTGATAGACGCAAACGCGGCCTTCGGCGCCGTCATGGGCGCCGCCCTGGTAGCGAGCACCAAGAAAGACCTCACCGCCTGGAAGCGCTTCGTTTCCTTCCTGGTATCGGGCCTTTGCGGCTACGGCGGCGCCGGCGAAATCGTCGCCCGCGAGCTGGCCAAGGAATCCTTTCTGCCCGCGCTGATTGGCGCGGTCGTCATCGTGCCGCTGGCCCTCAAGCTGCTGGCCAAGGCACCGGACTTCGACCTCGGAAGCATTTTCCGAGGCTTTGGGGAAAAGAAATGACCGACCTGCACCCCACCCCTGCGCTGTCCCTCATCGCGGTGGCCTGCGCCCTCCTGTACGCCGGCACGGCGAGCCGCTTCCTCTGGTATCAGCCCAATGGCGCGCGCCATCGTCGCGTGCTGTCGTGTCTGGCCACCGCTCTGATTGCGGCGCTGTTTTGCCGCGCGGTCGAAATCCTCCTGTTGCACTCGCCAGCCAGCCTGTCCGAACTGGTCATCGCCGCGCTGCTGTTCGCCGGCGCCTGGCGCGCGCGCGGCAACCTGGCAACGTTCACCCGAGGAAACCCCGATGTCTGAAATTCTGCGCAAGGGCGCCATCGGCCAGGCCGTGGCCGATCTTCAATCTGATCTGCAGCGCGCCGGCTACAAGGTTGAGCGCACGGCGATCTACGACGACGCCACGCACGGCGCGGTGGCAGCGCTGCAGCGGGCCACCGGCTTGGTAGTCGATGGCGTCTATGGGCCGAAAAGCCGCGCCGCGCTGGCACACTACGACGTGACGCGCTTTCTGCGGGAACCCGACCTGATCGCGGCCGCCGAGCGCCTGGGCGTCCCCCTGGCCAGCATCAAGGCCGTGAACGCGGTGGAATCCAGCGGGCGCGGCTTTCTGCCCGATGGGCGCCCCGCAATCCTGTTCGAGCGGCATGTCTTCCATGAACGCCTGCGCGAGCATGGCATCGACCCGGCACCGCACACCGCGCGCCTTCCCGCCATCGTCAATCCCAAGCGCGGCGGCTACGCGGGCGGCGCGGCCGAGTACGTGCGCCTGGCGGCCGCGATCCAGATTTGCCGTCCTGCGGCCCTGGAGGCCGCGAGCTGGGGCGCCTTTCAAATCATGGGCTACCACTGGCGCCGGCTGGGATTTGAAAGCGTGGAAGCATTCGTTGCCGCGCAGCAGGAAAGCGAGGGCGCGCAGCTCACCGCCTTCGTGGGCTTCATCGAGACCGATCCGGCTCTGCATAAAGCCCTCGCCGGCCGCAAGTGGGCGGCATTCGCGCGCGGCTACAACGGCCCGGCCTACGCAGAAAACCTCTATGACGTGAAGCTGGAGCGCGCCTACACGCGATTCTCCGAAGAAGACGCGGGGCAGGCAGCATGAACACGTTCCTGCGTGCCATCGCGCCCTACGCAGCAACCGCCATCCTGGCCGTGGTGGTTTGGTTCCAGCGTGGCGACATCGCACGCCAGGATGTCGCCATCACCGCCTATGGCCAGGTCATCGAGCGCCAAGCCAGCGACCTGGCGGACCTGGGAAACCGCATGACCACCCAGCGCCTGGACCTGGCGCAACTGGAGCGCACGCAAGACGACTTCCGCAACGCGCTGGATCAGCGCACGTTCGACCTTGAAAGGCTCAAGAATGAAAATCCGCAAGTTCGCAGCTGGGCTGATACTGTGCTGCCTGATCCTGTTGCAAGGCTGCGCCAGCGCCCTGCCCTCACCGGGGCCGCGGCTTACGCTGAATACCTGCGCACCCGTGACCCCGTGCAGTCTGCCGGCGGCGGCGCCAAGGACTGACGGCGATCTGAACCTGTTGATAGACCGCCTGGAGGCCGCCTGGGCTATGTGCGCGGCCAAGGTGGACACCATCATCAAATGCCAGGACGAGGCGAGCCATGCGAAAGGCCAATGAGCTGCGCGAATACCTGACGCGGCACAATGAGTTTCTGTCCACGAACCCGGACAGGCTGCATGTTTTCGTTGAAGACGGCAGCATCCATTGCACGGGAACGCGCAACCTCTCGCACGAATATCGGTACACCCTCACCATCGTGGTGACCGACTATGCAGGCCAGGCCGACACCCCCATGCTGCCGCTGCTGGCCTGGCTTCGCATCAAGCAGCCCGAACTGCTGATCAATCCCGAGCGGCGCGCCAACGCCATCCAGTTTGATGTTGAGCTGCTGAACCATGAGTCGGCGGACATTGAAATCAAGCTGCCGCTCACCGAGCGCGTAGTGGTGAAGCCATCGGGCGCCGGCGGCGCGCTGGTCGCCGAGCATGTGGACGAACCCGCCGACGCCGAACTGCCGGCCGAGGATGAGGAAATCACCGTCGTCATCCCGGGCGCGGCCCCGGTTACTGTCACTGTCCCGGCATGGCGCCATCCCTATGAGTGACGATTTCTCGGACGTCCAGGCCTGGGCGGCGGTGCTGCTGGCGCAGCTCCGGCCGGCCGAACGCCGCCGCGTGAATCGCGCTGTCGCGGTGGAGCTGCGCCGCACCGAGGGCCAGCGGATTGCGGCCCAGCAGAACCCGGACGGCACCCCCTACGCCCCAAGGCGCACCAAGAACCTGCGTGGCAAGCGCGGCGCCATCCGTCGCAAGATGTTCACGCGGTTGCGCACCGCTCGATACCTGCGCGTAGAGGCCAGCGACACCGACGCGGTGGTCGGCTACAGCGGGCGCGTAGCGCGCCTGGCCCTGGTTCACCAGGAAGGCCGCAGCGACCGCCCGGCACGCGGCCAGAAGCCCGTTCGCTACCCGCGCCGCAAGCTGCTGGGATTCACCGAACGCACCCGAGAAATGGTGCTCGATACCTTGGCGCGGCATCTGGCCGGCCAAGGCCTGTAGCACGCCGAAGCACAAGGCGCGCCCCGTGCGCGCGCGAAGGCGGCCCGGCAACATGGCCGCTATGCATGAAATCGCCGAACTCTTCCGCCTCATCTCCAACCTGATCCGCATCGGTACGGTCTTCGCCGTCGATCTGGCCAGCCAGCCGGCGCGCGTTCGCGTCGCATCGGGCGACCTTCAAAGCAACTGGTTGCAGTGGCTGGAACTGCGCGCCGGCACGACAACGACATGGAACCCGCCCACCATCGGCGAACAGGTCGTTTTGCTGTGTCCTGACGGCGACCCCGCCGCCGGCGTGGTGTTGATGGGTTTGAACTCGGATGGGATACCCGCCCCGTCCGCCAGCGCGGCGGAACACGTCACGCTCTACCCGGACGGCGCCCGCATCGTGTACGACCACCAGGCCAGCCAGCTCACGGCCGAAGGCATCAAGACGGCAACGGTCACCGCCAGCGAGTCGGCCACCCTCAAATGCCCGGAAATTACCCTTGACGGCAATGTGACCGTGACAGGACTGTTCACCTATCAGGCCGGCATGAGCGGCAAGAACGGCAAAGGGAACAACACGACCATCACCGGCGACCTTCGCCACACCGATGGCGACCTTTCCTCCCATGGCGTCGTCCTGCATAAGCACCCCCATGGCGGTGTGTTGCGCGGTGGGGCGCAGACTGACGCACCGGAGGCCACCGCATGACCTACCTCGGGATGGACGCCAATACGGGCCTGCGAATCAGCGGCCGCCAACACTTGAATCAGTCCGTGACAAAGATACTCACAACGTCGATAGGGACGCGCATTCGCCGCCGCCCCTTCGGCGCCCTGGCCGCCGACCTGATCGACACCCCCACCAATGGCGCCGCCGTCCTGCAGCTCTACGCGGCGGCGGCCACGGCGCTGATGCTGTGGGAACCCCGGCTGCGTGTTCGCAGCTTGTCGGCCAACGTCAACGCAAACCGGCCCGGTGCCGTGGTGCTGAACATCATCGGCGAAGCCGACACCGGCGACCGCACCGAAAGCGTGTCCCTCTCCACCACCTTGAGCGCCTGATATGGCAAGCCCGAACATCATCGACCTCTCCCAGCTGCCCGCGCCGGACGTGGTGGAAACGCTGGACTACGAACGAATCCTGGAGACGCGCAAGGCGCGGTATCTCGCCCTATTCGCACAAGAAGACCGCGACGCCGTGGCCAAGGCGCTGGCGCTGGAGTCGGAGCCGCTTGTAATCACGTTGCAGGAAAACGCCGAGCGCGAAGTCATCTTGCGCCAACGTATCAACGACGCGGCGCGGTCCGTCTTGCTGGCATTCGCGCGTGGCTCCGACCTGGAACACATTGCAGCCGAGTATGGTGTAAGCCGCCTGGTCATCCGGCCGGCCGACCCAGCCGCCGTGCCGCCGGTCGAAGCCGTCTATGAAAGCGACGACGAACTGCGCGAGCGCGCGCAGCTGGCGTGGGAAGGCCTGTCAACCGCAGGCCCGCGCGATGGCTACGTCTTCCATGCCTTGACCGCAGACGGGCAAGTCGCGGACGCGACCGCCACCAGCCCCGAGCCTTGCGATGTGCGCATCTGCGTACTCGCCCGTGATGGCGACGGCACCGCGCCGGCCGAACTGCTGGACAAGGTACGCGCCAAGCTCAGCGACGAGGACATCCGCCCCATGGGCGACCGCTTGACCGTCCAATCCAGCAGCATCATCACGTACAGCGTGCGGGCGGTTCTCCACATGAAAGGCGAAGGCCCGGGCCGGTCGGTCGCGCTGGAGGCTGCCACGCGCGCGTGTCACGCCTACGTAAACCGGCCCCGCCGCGCCGGCGTATCGGTTTGGCGATCCGCTATCAATGCCGCGCTGCATGTCGAAGGCGTCGCACATCTCGACTTGATCGAACCGGCGGACAACCTGGTTCTTGACTCCACCCAGGCCGCCACATGCGTGGCGGTGGAAGTCACCATTGCGCCCGGCGATTGAGATGGCGAACAAGCCCACCCTGCTACCACCCTCATCCACCCCGGTTGAGCGCAAGCTTGCCCAGGTCGGTGCCGACATCGAGGAAATCCCCTTGCCCTTGCGCAAGCAGCGTCGCGCGAGCACCACGCCCGCCCCGCTGCTGCCCTGGCTGGCGTGGGAAAGATCGGTGGACCGCTGGGACGATGCCTGGTCAGAAGCGGCCAAGCGTAAGGCCGTGGCGAATTCATTCCTGATACACCGACTGAAAGGCACCATTGGGGCGCTGCGGCGCGTGGTGGAGCCGCTGGGCTATCTGCTTGAAGTCACCGAGTGGCACCAGATGGCGCCCGAGGGCAGGCGCGGCACCTTTCGGCTCACCATCGGCGTGCTGGACAGTGGCATATCCGAAGGCATGTATTACGAGCTGGGCCGGCTCATCGACAGCACCAAGCGCCTGAGCCAGCACCTGATCGGCCTGGCCATCGCAGTGGAGGTTCGCGCGCCACTGCAGTACTGCATCGCGTCGTATGACGGCGACGTGATGACCGTATACCCCTATCAACCCCAACCTGTGGAAGTGGCGGCCGGCGTGTCTTCGGCCCTGACCACCCACATCATCGACACCCTGACGGTATATCCATGACTACCTATTTCGGAATCCTCACCAAGATCGGCGAAGCCAAGGAAGCCAACGCCAAGGCGCTGGGCGTCCCCGTAAAAATTGCCGAGATGGAAGTCGGCGACGGCGGCGGCGTCCTGCCCGTACCCGACCGTGAGCAGACATCGCTGATCGGCTCCAAGCATCGCGCGCCCATCAATCGGATATTCGTTGACCCGAGCAATCCGGCCTGGCTGGTGGTGGAGCAGGTCATCCCCGAGCAGTTCGGCGGCTGGTGGGCGCGCGAGCTGGGATTGCGCGACGCGGACGGCGACCTGATCGCGGTATCCAATTGTCCGCCCACCTACAAGCCGCAGATGGCCGAAGGTTCGGCACGCACGCAGGTGGTGCGCATGGTGCTGCAGGTTTCCAGCACCAGCAATTTCACGCTCAAGATTGATCCGGCGGTTGTGCTGGCGACGCGGCAGTACGTTGACGATGGCCTGGCCGGCAAGCTGAACCGCGACGCCTGGGCCAACGCCAAAGATGGCGGTATCACGCGGCTGGCTACGACGGACGAGGCCCGCGAGCTGACACATGCTTCCGCAGTGATCACGCCGCAGACGCTGGGCCAGGTCACCGCGACGACAGCGCGCCGGGGGCTGATCATGCAATCGACCCTGACGGATGTGCTGACGGGTCAGGATCAGCAAACCAGCGCTTCGCCATACGCCGTCCACAACGCAGTCAAGACCATGAAGGGGTACAGAGCGTTCCTCTCTTCCGGCACGTTCACCGTGCCGGCCGGCGTGACCATGCTGTACGTGTCCGGTTGCGCTGCGGGCGGTGGTGGCGGTGCGGGCGCGGGCTACACGGCGAACTCGCAATATCCCGGTGGCGGCGGAGGCGCGGGACAGTTTGTCATCCTGCAGCCCTACCCCGTCACACCCGGCGAGGTGATTCCGGTCACGATCGGCTTTGGTGGCGGCGGCGGGCTTGGGCAGCAGGCGGGCCAAGCCGGTGGCAGCGGTCAGACCGGCGGCGTGTCGCAGTTTGGGTCGCTGCGTCTCCTGGGCGGCGCCGGCGGCAGCGGCGGCTCGGTCGGCGGAGGGGGCCAGGGTGGCGACGGCTTCCCGCGCGGCGGTGGTGCAGCAACTCTCTTCAACCTCGGCACGGCCGGCACCAGCATGCTCATCATGTCGGGTAGCGGCGCGCCGAGTCCCTTCGGCGCGCCAGGTCAGGGCGCTTCGTCAGCGTCGTTCAACATCATTGGGGCCAATGCCGTCGGACACGGCGCTGGCGGCGCAGGCGGCAACGCGCTAACCGCGCTGGGCACGGGTTCAAACGGCGGCACCGGAGCGCCCGGCGCCTTTTTTATCTACTGGTGAAATCATGGCAAAACGCGTAATGCACTTCAATGGCACGGTCATGCAATGGCAGGACACAAGCGCCTATTCCTATGGCGCGCCGCCGCCCGGCGCTTCGGTCATGTCCGTCACAGAGAAAGAGTGGGCCAATCGTGAGGCGCTCAAGTGGGTGCGAGACGGCAAGCTGACGGACACCATGCCACCAGTGGAACCGCCGCTGCTGGCGCCCGAGCTTCTGACAACCCATGTCGCAGCTGTGTCTCAGGCGTACATGAACCGCACCGCTCAGGCTCATCGTTACAAGGACGTTGACGATGCTTGCTCATATGCCGACGAACCAGAGGTTCCGCGATTCCAGGCGGAAGGCAAGGCATTTCGCGCCTGGCGCAGTCAAGTTCGGCTTGCACAAATCGAGATGCTAGACGCCCTTCAAGGCGCGACCGGCTATCCCTCCACCGAAGAGATTGAGGCCCGTCTCCCGCCGTTCACACTCGCCGAAGAAGATACGCGCACGGCGTAATTTGTACATGCACCAGGGACAGCGCCTTCCCCGTGCGCGCGCGTAGCCAAGCCCTCAGAATTTGAGCGATCCCCGCCCGAGGTAGAGCGGGATTCAGCTCAACTCCCTGAGGGCATTTTTATGGCACTTGACCAATATCACCACGGCGTGCGCGTCATCGAGGCCGACGACGGCACGCGCCCCATCCGCACCGTCTCATCCGCTGTTGTCGGCCTGGTGGCCACGGCCGAAGATGCAGACCCGAAAACCTTCCCGCTGAACACACCCATTCTGGCCACCAACATCCTGGCAGCCGCCGGAAAGGCCGGCACCAAAGGCACTTTGGCCCGCTCGCTGGATGCCATCGGCGCCCAGACCAACCCCGCTACGGTTATCGTCCGCGTCGCTCAAGGCTCCACCGAAGCCGAAACCACCTCCAACGTCATCGGCGGCGCCGGCAGCGACGGCCGCTACACCGGCCTCAAAGCGCTGCTGGCTGCGCAGAACTCCGGCCCGAAGCTGAAACCCCGCATCATCGGCATTCCGGGCCTGGAGAACGCCGCCACCACGGCGGCGCTGGCCGAGACCGCGCAGAAACTGCGCGGCTTCGGGTATGCCAGCATGAAGGGCTGCGATTCCAAGGAAGACGCCGCAGCGTTCCGCGAAGGTTTCGGACAGCGCGAACTCATGCTGATCTGGCCCGAGTTCCTGGGATGGGACACGCGCGCGAACGCCGAAGGCATCATCACCGCATCGGCCGCCGCGCTGGGTCTGCGCGCCAAGCTGGACAAGGACATCGGCTGGCACAAGGTGCTGTCCAACGTGGCAGTCAACGGCGTCACCGGCATCAGCAAGGACGTCTTCTGGGACTTGCAAGACCCGGCCACTGACGCCGGCTATCTGAACGAAAAGGACATCACCACGTTGGTGAACCGCACCGGCTTTCGCTTCTGGGGTAGCCGCACGTGCGCCGGCCCTTCGAGCCTCTTCCCGTTCGAGAACTACACCCGGACAGCGCAGATTCTGGCCGACACGATGGCCGAGGCGCACATGTGGGCGGTAGACGCGCCCCTGCATCCGTCGTTGGTGAAAGACATCCTGGAAGGCATCAACGCCAAATTCCGCCAGCTCAAGGCGCTGGGCCTGATCATCGACGGCAAGGCCTGGTATGACGAAGAGCCGAACACCAAGGAATCGCTCAAGAGCGGAAAGCTGGTGCTCGACTACGACTACACGCCCGTTCCGCCGCTGGAAGACCTGGGCTTCCGTCAGCGCATCACCGACCGCTATCTGCTGGACTTCGCCCAACGGATCGCCGCGTAACCCATCCTGCCCGGCGCACGCGCGCGCTGGGCCATCTGCACATTCGGAGCCAATTCCATGGGACTGCCCACCAAGCTCAAAAACATGAACGTCTACAACGACGGCACCAGTTACGCCGGGGTCGCCACGTCCGTCACCCTGCCCAAGCTGACGCGCAAGATGGAAGCGTTTCGCGCCGGCGGCGTCGCCGGCGCTATCAAGGCTGATTTCGGCCTGGATGACGACGCGCTGAAAGTCGAATGGACTTGCGGCGGTAACGTCAAGCAAGTCCTGCAGCAGTATGGCGCGGTCGACGTTGCGGGCGTGCAGCTGCGCTTTGCGCAAGCGTACCAACGCGACGACACCAACGAAGTGACCGCAGTGGAAATCATCGTGCGCGGCCGCCACTCGGAGATCGACCGCGGCGAGTCGAAAGTCGGCGATGACACCGAATTCAAGATCGTCACCGAGTGCGTCTACTACAAGGAATCGCACGATGGCCAGACGGTCTTTGAAATCGACCTGGTGAACATGATTCACATGGTCGGCGAGATCGACACCATGCAGGCCATCCGAACCGCCATCGGCCTGTAACCCCCATTTCCTGGAACCATCATGACCAAAAAGACCACCCCGAACCCCGACCAGCAAGCCCAAGGCGACGGCGCAGGCATCATCGATACCCTCGACCTGAAATCGGTTGACCTGGATGAACCGATCAAGCGCGCCAGCGGCGACATCGCCCGCCTGCTGATCCGCAAGCCCAAGGCCGGCGCTCTGCGCGGCGTCACGCTCATGGCTCTGGTGCAGGTCGATGTGCAGGCGCTGACCACCGTACTGCCGCGCGTGTGCGAACCCATTCTGACGCCGGCCGAGATCAGAGATTTGGACCCCGCCGACCTGTTGAATGTGGGGGCCACGGTCGCCAGTTTTTTTATGAGCAAGGCGGAACGGCTGGCTATCCAAACTGCGTAGAAGACGCCATGGCGGATATCGCCATGGTCTTTCACTGGCCGCCGGCCGAGATGGATTCGATGGAATTGACCGAGCTGGCCGACTGGCGCGAGCGAGCGCGCGTGCGCTACCAACCCGAGACGTAACAGATGGACAAGGCGTTACAGCTTCGCGTCATCGCGGCCCTGCAGGACAAGCTGTCGGGGCCGCTTCGCAAGATCAAGAGCACAGCCGGCGCGTCCGCCCAGGGCGTCGCCGATCTGCGCGGAAAGCTCAAGCAGCTGACGGCGGCGCAGCGCGAGGTAGGGCAATTCCGCGAGCTGACGCGCGGCCTGCAGTCCACCCGCGCTGAACTGGCGACGGCGCAGCAGCGCGTAGCCGCCTTGGCCCAGCAGATGCAGGGGGCCACCAATCCCACCCGTGCCATGACGCGGGAATTCAACCAGGCGGTGCGTGCGGCCCAGCAGTTGAAAGAGCGACACGGCCAGCAGTCCGTAGAGCTTCAACGCCTGCGGGACAACCTGACGCGCGCGGGCCTTTCCACATCGAACCTGGCACGGGACGAACGCAACCTGCGCCAGAAGATCGACAACACGTCACAGGCACTGGACAGGCAGACGCGCAAGCTGCAAGCCGCCGCCTCACACCACCAGAAACTGGCCACGGCCAAAGAGAAGTACGGCAACGGCAAGGCGGCCGTGGGCGCAATGGCCGGCGCCGGCGCCGCTGGCCTGGCGACGGGCGGCGCAGCCCTCTACGCCGAATCGCGCTTCATCCGGCCTGGTGTCGAATTCGACGCCAAGATGAGCAAGGTCCAGGCGCTGGCCCGCATCGAGAAGGACAGCGCCGAGATGCAGGCGCTGCGCAAGCAGGCGCGAGACCTTGGCGCGAAGACTATGTTCTCTGCGACCCAGGCGGCCGACGCGCAAGGGTTCTTGGCCATGGCCGGCTTTACGCCGAAGGCCATCCAGGACGCCATGCCCGGCATGCTCTCCCTGGCCAAGGCCGGCGACACCGATCTCGCACAGACCGCCGACATCGGCTCAAACATCCTCACCGGCTTCAAACTACCAGCAGAACAGATGAACCGCGTTGGCGACGTGCTTACCGGCGCGTTCACGCGGTCCAATACCAGTCTGTACATGCTGGGTGAGACTATGAAGTATGTGGCGCCAGTGGCGGCCGGCGTCGGCCAGGATATCGAGACCGTGGCGGCCATGGCCGGCAAGCTGGGCGACGCAGGTATCCAGGGCAGCATGGGCGGCACCGCATTGCGGGCGGTCATCGGCCGCCTGGCCGCGCCGCCGAAAGCGGCGGCCGATGCCTTGAACTCGCTGAACATCAAGACCAAAGACGCAAAGGGCAATCTGCGGCAGCTTCCCGACATCCTGGCCGAGCTGCACAAGAAGACGGCGAAGATGGGCAACGCCCAGCGCTCCGGCATCTTCAAGCACATCGCCGGCGAGGAAGCATTCAGCGGCCTGCAGGTGTTGGTGGAGCAGGCTGGCACGGGCGAGCTGCAGAAGTTCGTCGCCATGCTGAAGAAGGCTGCGGGGGAAGCGGATAAGACGGCCGGAACCATGGCCGACAACCTCACCGGCGACCTGGACGAGCTGAAAAGCGCCTGGGAGGATGTCGGCATCCAGACGGAAGAACTGCACGATAAGACGCTGCGCCGCCTCACCAAGGGCCTGGCCGGCGTCGTGAGTGCCGTGGGCGAGTGGATGAAGGCCAACCCGCAGATTGCCCGCGCGCTCACCGCCACGGCCGCAGTCATCGCCGGCCTGGTCGCGGCCTTCGGCGCGCTCACCCTGGCGCTGGCCGCCGTGCTGGGGCCGTTCATCGTCGTGCGCTACGGGCTGTCCATGCTTGGCATCCAGGGCGGCAGTCTGATTGGCGTGCTGTTCAACTTGGCCAAGGGCGGCTTTGGGCTGCTGGGAAGCGCCATCGTGTCCGTGGGAAAGCTGCTGCTCGGCAATCCCATCGTCCTGGCGGTCGCGGCCATCGCTGGCGCCGCGTATCTCATCTACCAGTACTGGACGCCGATCAAGGCGTTTTTCTCCGGCCTCTGGGCGCAGGTCACCGCGGCGTTTGATTCGGCCATGGCGTGGCTGGGCCAGCTGCTGGCCGCCCTGAATCCCATACCGATACTCTCCGCCGCCTGGAACGGGCTGACGACATTCTTCTCCGACATATGGGAATCCGTGAAGGTGGCCTTCGATGGCGGCCTTGCCGGCATCGGCGCGCTGCTGGTGAACTGGTCACCGCTGGGTCTGCTGTACCAGGCGATCACCGGCGCGCTGGGGACGTTGGGCGTTGAGCTGCCCGGCAACTTCACACAATTCGGCTCGATGCTGATCCAGGGCTTGATCAACGGCATTTCCAGCATGGCCGGGGCGCTCAAGGAATCGATTTCCAACATCGGTACGGGTATCGTCGGCTGGTTCAAGGAAAAACTTGGCATTCACTCGCCCAGCCGGGTATTTGCCCAGATGGGCGGCTTTGTGTCCGAAGGCGCCGCTGTCGGCATCGAGGCGGGCCAGCCGGCCGCCGTAAAGGCCGCCCAAGCGCTCGCGGCATCCGTCGCCATAGGTGGGGCCATGTTGCCTGCCTCGGGCGCTCTCGCGGCCTCTGGCGGCCTGCTGGCAGCACCCGCCGGCATGGTCACCGATGCTGGCACCCTGGCGCGCATCGATCACCGGCCGGCCATGGCCGCCAACGCAGCGGGCGGCCGCTCAATCACGATCCAGGGCGACACGATCACCATCCACATCAGCGGCGCCGGCGCCGGCGCGCAGGACATCGCGCGCGCGGTGGACGATGCCCTGCGCCGGCGCGATGCCGACAAAGCCGCGCGCCTGCGCTCCGCCTACTACGACAACGAATAGGACACCACCACCATGATGATGGCCCTCGGCATGTTCATTTTTGGCCTGCCCACCGCCGCCTACCAGACGCTCAAGCGGCAGACGGAATGGCGGCATCCGTCGAACTCGCGCATGGGCGCGGGTCCGGCCTATCAGTTTGTGGGGAAGGGAGAAGACACCATCACCCTGTCCGGAACCATCATCCCCCAGCTGTTCGGCACAACCGGCGCCATCCGCTTGCTGCGCCGTATGGGCGACACGGGCAAGGCCTATGTCATGGTGGATGGCATCGGCACCGTCTACGGCGCCTTCATCATCACCGGCCTGGATGAAGAGGGGTCGATGTTCGTGGTGAACGGCCTGGCGCAGAAGACGGATTTCACCCTCACGCTCAAGTGCGTTGACGATTCGCAGGCGCGGCCGCTGCTGGATGACCTGCAGATTCCTATCGACACCATGGACGGCTCTATCGCCGGCTGGGGCTTTGATGTTCGCCGCCCTATCCGATGGCCTGCAGCGCGGCCGCACCGAGTACCCGGCACCGCGCTGGCGCGTCCTGCTTGGCGATCAGGACGTCACCGGCAAGCTCGCGCCGCGTCTGGTCAGCCTGTCCATCACCGAATGCCGTTCGGAACAGGCCGACCAACTCGATATCACCCTGAGCGACCATGATGGGCTGCTGGAGCTGCCGCGCCGTGGCGTGGTCGTGCGGGTCTTTCTCGGCTGGAGCGATTCGCGCGGCATGGTCGATAAAGGGACGTTCGAGGTGGACGAAGTGGAGTTTTCCGGGCCGCCAGATGTCATCACGCTGCGCGCCCGCAGCGCAGACATGAGCAACGCGCTGCGCACGCGCGCCACGCGCAGTTTCCACAAGACCACCATCAAGGCCATCGTGGAGACCATCGCCAAGGCGCACAAGCTCACGCCCGTGGTAGGCACATTCGGCGGGACGAAGATCGCGCACATCGATCAGACCGACGAATCCGACCTGGCATTTTTGAACCGCATTGGCAAACGCTACGATGCCGTGGCCACCATCAAAGAGGGAAAGCTCTTGTTCCTGCCCATTGGCAAGGGAGACACCGCCAGCGGCAAGGAAATGCCAACCATCGAGCTGACGCGGCGCGATGGTGACGCCATCCGCTACCAGGTCGCGGACCGCGATTCCTACACGGGCGTTCACGCCTCATGGCAGGACAAGGGCAAGGCCAAGCGCCGCCACGTACTGGCGGGCGTCATCGGCAACGCCAAGCGCCTGCGGCAGCTATATGCGAGCGAAGAGGACGCCCTTGAGGCCGCTCGCGCGGAATGGGCGCGCCTTCAGCGCGGCACTGCCACGCTGCGTTTTGAATTGGCCTATGGCCGGCCCGATCTGGCGCCGCAGACCAAAGTGCGCATGCTGGGCACCAAGGCGCTTATCAGCTCCACGGTCTGGCTGCTTTCTCGGGTCACGCACAAGCTGGACGATGGCGGCCTGACCACCAGTTGCGAGGGAGAAACGGCAGACGCGCGAAAGACCGAAGATGATCCGGCTGACGGCGACCTGCCCACGATTGAGGACGGCGCGGAATAGCGCGCTGTGTCCTATCGCTTCACGTTCATCGTTACTTGCACAACCAGCTGTACCGCGCCGATCTGGATATTGTTGTTGCCGGTTATCGACTGGTTTGGCATTGCCTGCGCGGACACCTGGATATTGCCGTCACCGCTGATCTGCTGATCATTGGAGGCCGGCGCGGCGGCGTTATCTTGTCTCCGTTCCTTCGCACCCTTGAGCGCATGGAACAAGGTTCCGAGCACGTCGCCCGCTTTCACTTCGGCCGCAGGCAAGTTGAGAAAATGAACGTTTGAACCGGGGTCTTGAGGCTTCTGCATTTCTTATATTTCCTGTGCGTTCGCCGGCTCCATACGGCTGCACACGCGAACAGCCGCAGCCCTTGCCGGCAATGTAGGGCAACCGGCACCCCCACGGCCTCATATACCCGGTTCAATCAGTCAGCGGGCGCTACCCCTTCTTTCCGTTCATCATGCACATGGCGGCGACCGTGGCCACTTCCTGGCCCTGGGCCGCTTTCTCGCTGGCCACCTCGTCAATGCAGGACGCGGCCCTAACGGAATGCTCCACAACTTCCATCGGTCGTTTTGCCAGCTTCGCCGCCACCACCATATCCGCCATGGTGGCCATTTTGTTTTGTGTCGTGGCGGATGCCCATTGCTTGAGCGTAGCGCTGTGAAGCGTGCCACCTTCGTACCATTCGCCAGCTGCGTGTGTCAGCGGAGCGGCCGCCATTAGGGCAACAGCAAATCCAACTCTAAACACCTCTTTCTCCTTTTTATGGGACGGCCAATCAGGCCGCCAACTGCAGAATCAATTCGGTCAGCTTGTCTTTGTCCATCGACATTTGCGCCTTGCTCGCTTGGTACAGCGCATCCGCCGCTTTGCGCTTCTTCGCTGGGCTTAGTTCTCGCCCGGCGGCTTCAAGAGCCATTTCCAAGGTTTCCCATGCATCCGCCATTCTCTGGAGTTCTGTCGAAACCTGGTTGGTCTCATCGCGCCGGCCTGTAACGACGTAGAGCACATCCACGCCCCGCGCATCGAGCGCCGCTAGAAATTCAGCGTTCGGGACTTGCCCACCCTTTTCCCATTCGATCTGCGAACGCTTGGACGCACCGCCCAACGCAGCGAAGTCCTGTTGCGTCAAGCCCAGGCGCTCGCGCTCGTCTTTCAGCCTGGCCCCAATTTCTATACGCATATTTCTGCACTCCGCATATTGACAGGTGCAGTTTTCTGCACCAGAATCACACTGTCCCGTAGTCAAACACAGTGTAACGCCATGAGACATACTCAAACACCCAAACGGAATGCAGATTCCTGCACTGTCCGCCAGTTGGTCGGCCTTCGGATGCCCGTTCCCGAGCATGACGAGTGCAAAGCCCTGGCGAAAAAAGAAGAAAGATCGGTAGCGCAATTCGCGCTGATGATCTACCGCCTCGGGTTGTCCACCTACAAGAAGCAAGCGGGCAAACCACGGCGGGGGCCGGCATGAACGTGTTGAGCCAGCACTGCCCCCATTGCGGCACCTCGGCCACGGTGCGGACCAGCGAGCGGCTTTCAGACACGATGCGCGTCCTCTATTTCCAATGCCGGGAGTTGACCTGCGGGCATACGTGGAAATCGCATCTCGAAGCTGTATGCACCATTACGCCGCCGGCAATTCCTAACCCCCGCGTCAACCTCCCGCTGTCCCCGCGCAGCGAGCTGATGCAGCGTCGAATCTCGGCGCATTCCGACCCTCGCCAACTGAGCCTAGACCATGATGAATAGCCAACGTCTTGCCCTTGTGAATGGTTCCCCCACCAACTGGAACCGCGACTTTCTGGCCGACCAGGCACACCAGTTTCTTGCGGTGGAAAAGGACAACGGCGCCACGATGCCCGGGCCGCGCGACAACCAACTGCTGGAGCGCTGCGTCGCGCATTTGATGGCAGTGGCCAACTGCTCGCAACGCACGGCTGAGACCGAAGCGGCGAAGGCCATCGCCGAAATCGGTAGCCGATCCAGCCCGGTCAACTTCGACATGGACCGCAGCACCAGCCACGCGCTGTTTGTCGTTGACCGCGCCTCCGGCCGCACTCGCGTTCTTTCCTCGGTCGAAATCGCCCACCTCCTGAGCGCCCAGGAAGCCGCCGCCCTGGCGCTGTAGCACCTCTACCTACCCCACGTCATACCGCCTTGCCGGCGGGCGCATTTGCGCCCGTCGCGGGGAACTGTTTTCCGAAGGAATCGAATATGCCTGCCATCCCCGTGCATGCCCGCATCGAAACACACATGAATGATGACGAGGTGAAGGCCTTGGCCAAACTCACCGAGTATCTGGTGCGCGGCGCCTATGAGCCCGGCCAATCCCTCTTCTTGACGGCCTCGGCCGGCGATACCGTTCTGTCGGGCCACATGCTGACCGCCGCCTGCGCCGTTCACGCCGCCGCCATGCGCACCCTGCGCGAACGCAACCTGATGGCGTAATCATGAAGCCCGATATTCACCGCGACGTTATGTCCCGCCTCGCGGACTTCGAGTTCAAAGAGCGGCAGGGCTGGCTTCGCCAAGGCATCTGCCCCGCTTGCAAGAAGCGCGAGGTTTACACGCACGCAGATCACCCCTGGGTGCTGCGTTGCGGCCGCCTCGATAAATGCGGCTGGGAGGGCCATGTAAAAGAGCTGTTCTCGGACATCTTCGAACACTGGTCGAAGCGCTACGCCGAGGACATGAAGACAAACCCGCACGCGGCCGCTGACGCCTATCTGGCGCACGCCCGCGGCTTCGACGTGGCCCGGCTGGCCGGCTGCTACACCCAAGAGACCTATCACGACCGCGCGCGCAATCTCGTTTCCGCAACGGTGCGCTTCCCCGTTGGCCGCACCTATTGGGAACGCCTGATTGATGAGCCGGGGCGCTTCGGCAAGCAAAAGGCCCGCTTCCAGCCCGGTGGCAGTTACATGGGCGAGTGGTGGACGCCGCCCGGCTTTGACCCAGCCAAGGTCACCGAACTGTGGCTGGTCGAAGGCATCTTCGACGCCATAGCCATGTGGCTAGCGGGCGTCCATGCCGCCGCCTTGATGTCCTGCAACAACTACCCGTCCAACGCCTTGCGTGCGCTCGCAGACGCCCGCCCCAACAACCTGCCACACCTGGTTTGGGCGTTGGATGGCGACGCCGCCGGCCGGCGCTTCACCCGCAAGCACGCCGAACGCGCGGCAGAGGACGGTTGGACGTGCAAGGCGGCCATCATCCCGCAGGATGGGAAGCGTAAACGCGACTGGAACGACCTCTATCAGCTCGACCAGCACGCGCCTGACGGCGCCCCACGCCGCCTGTCCCAAGAAGGCCGCAAGCTGTACCTGCACCATGGCGCGGTGCTGCTGGCGCGTAGTGCCACCGAAAAGGCGCTGCTGCTGTATGAGCACGACAACAGCCGGACCGAGTTTGATTTCGAGTTCGGCAAGCGCCTGTACTGGTTCCGGATGGATATCGACGCCTACCAAAAGGCGATGGATCGGATCGGCACCGAAGCAAAGGAGCAGCTTGCACAGGACGAGCTGCGCGCGCTCGCGCTGCGCGAGGCGGGCGGCATCCGCACAATTTCCAACTGCTACCCCACGCCCCTGTACTTCCAGGAAAACAAGCTCACGGACGAGAGCTGGTACTACTTCCGCGTGGAATTCCCGCACGACGGGCCGCCCGTGAAGAACACCTTCACATCGTCCCAGGTCTCCACCGCCAGCGAGTTCAAGAAGCGCCTCTTGGCCATCGCCCCGGGTGCGATGTTCTCCGGCCAGGGCCATCACCTCGACAGGATGATGGAGCGCCGCCTATACAACATCAAGCGCGTGGAGACGGTGGATTTCATCGGCTACAGCCGCGAGCATGGCGCGTACATCCTGGGCGCGCTGGCGGTGAAGGACGGCACGATCTACGAGGTCAACGAAGAGGACTTCTTCGACATTGGCCGCCTTTCGGTCAAAAGCCTGAATCAATCCGTCACGCTGACTGTGAACGGCGACCCGCACGAATACAAGGCGGATTGGGTGCAGCATGTCTGGACCGCCTTCGGTGCCAAGGGCATCGTGACACTGGCATTCTGGTTCGGCTCGCTGTTCGCAGAACAAATACGCGCGCACCAAAAAAGCTATCCGTTTCTGGAAGTCGTGGGCGAGGCAGGCTCGGGCAAGTCAACACTGATTGAATTCCTGTGGAAGCTGTTCGGACGGACCGACTACGAGGGTTTCGACCCGTCCAAGTCCACGACACCGGGGCGCGCGCGCAACTTCGCCCAGGTCGCAGGCCTGCCCGTGGTGCTGATCGAATCCGACCGCGAGCGCTTGGGCGAAGAGAAATCGCATGTGAAGTCGTTTGATTGGGACGAGCTGAAAACCGCCTACAACGGCCGCAGCATCCGTTCTCGCGGCGTGGCCAACGGCGGCAACGAGACCTACGAACCGCCGTTCCGAGGATCCATTGTCATCTCGCAAAACAACGAGGTGAACGCGTCCGAAGCCATCCTTTCCCGGATAGTTCACATCAACATCGACCGGGCCGGCCAGAACGCCAAGACGCTGGCCGCCGCCGTGGCGCTGGAAACCACGCCCACAAGCGATGTATCGGGCTTCATTCTGGCGGCGACCAAGCGCGAGGCAAAAGTCTTGGAGACCGTGTTTTCGCGCTACCAGGGTCACGTTGACGCTTTGCGCGAGCGTGGCGATATCAAGATGACCCGCATCATGAAATGCCACGCGCAGCTGCTGGCGGTCCTGGATGCGCTTCGCCTAGTGGTTCGGCTGACCGATGAGCAATACCAGGCGGCCGCCGACCTCATCGGCACGATGGCGGCCGAGCGGCAGCAGGTCATCAATGCGGACCATCCCATCGTGCAGGGATTTTGGGAGGCCTACACCTATCTCAACGGCGACGACGAGATGGCGCCCCAGCTCAACCACTCTTGCAACGACGAAGAGATCGCGGTCAACCTGAATCACTTCATCGAGGCCGCAGCCACGCACCGCCAGCAGGTGCCAGCGTTGAGCGATTTGAAGAAGGTGCTACGCACCAGCCGTCAGCACAAGTTCCTGGAGGTGAAGACCGTCAAGAGCCGCATTCGTCAGAACGCGAGCCAGGCCGGCGCCACCAAGGCCACAACGGTGCATTGCTGGGTCTTCCGGAAGGGGCATGACGATGCACAAGCCTACCCTTCCCCAGCTCGCGCAGGCGCACGCGGCCGCGCGCCTTCGCGGCACGCTTGCGGATGCCCTGCGCTCACCGGCGCTCGCCCGCTGCCTTGAAATTACAGCGCAAGCTATGACCCAGCCACGCGCCGGCCAACTTCGACCGCCGCCAGCCGCCCCGCCGTCCGTATCCCCTCTGCAGGCAACCGACCATCAGAAACAACTGTGCCGCGACTTCAAACGAGCAAGCGCGGCGGACAAGGACGAACTCTAATGAAGTACTCGGAAATCACTCACTTCGGCGTATTCTCGGGATCAGGCATTGGCGCGGCCGGAATGCAGCAAGCGCAACCGGAAATCCCTGGCCTGCGCGGCCGCATGGTTTGCCTGGGGGGAATCGACGTAGACCCCGCCGGCGCAGCCGACTTCCAACGCTTCACGGGCGTTCGCTGCACGGTGCGCGACCTGTTCAGCCGAAACCAGTACATCGCCTTTCACGGGCATCAACCGCCCGAGGGTTGGGCCGAGGCACTGCCCGCCGACATGCGCGCAGCTGCTGGCGGCCGCCGGCCGAACATCCTATTTCTTTCGGCCCCGTGCAAAGGATTCTCGGGCCTGTTGTCTCACGCTCGCAGCCTGACCGCCAAGTACCAAGCGCTCAATGAGCTGACGTTGCGCGGCATCTGGTTGTGCCTTGAGGCATGGAAGGATGATCCCGTGGAGGTGATTCTTTTTGAGAACGTGCCGCGCATCGCCACGCGCGGGCGCCACTTCCTCGATCAGATCGTCCAGCTGCTGCGTCACTACGGCTATGTGGTGCGCGAAACCGCGCACGACTGCGGCGAGCTGGGCGGCCTGGCCCAAAGCCGCAAGCGCTTTTTGCTGATCGCCCGCCACGCCGAGAAAGTGCCGGCGTTCATCTACGAGCCGCCCAAGCGCCCGCTGCGCGCCGTGGGCGAAATCCTGGGCCGTATGCACCTGCCAGGCGACCTGCGCGCCGGCCCTATGCACCGCATCCCGAACCTGAGCTGGAAAACCTGGGTGCGGCTCGCGTTCGTCCAAGCCGGCGGCGACTGGCGCAGCCTGAACCGCCTGGCCGTGCAGGACGGCTACCTGCAGGACTACCTGTTGGTGCCGGAAATGCATCGCGGCGCCCTGGGCGTGCATTCGATGCAGGATAGCGCCGGCGTCATCGCCGGCCGGAGCTATCCGCTGAATGGTGCCTTCTCGGTGGCTGATCCGCGCTTCGATCCGTCGGCGGCGTGGAAGGACGGCCAGGCCTACGGCGTGCGCCGCTGGGAGGCGTCTACCGGCGCAATTGCGGGCCAGCAGGGGCCGGGACAAGGCGCATACAGCGTAGCGGACCCGCGCCACCACGGCCCTGCCAAGCACAGCAACGAATTCCGGATCGTGCGCTACGAAGACACGGCGCGCGCCGTCACGGGCGCGCACGGAACAGGGCAATGCGTCGCAGACCCGCGCACGGGTTGGCATCGGCACAGCAACAACCTCAAAGTTGTGGATTGGCAGCGGGCAGCGGGTGCGGTTATCGCCGGCGGTAAGGGCGTGCAGGGCGGATGGATGTCCATCGCTGACCCACGCCCGGGACTGGCCCGCGAGCGGGGCGATCACTACCTGACTGCCGGACACTATGGCGTGGCAGCATGGGACAAGCACGTCGGCGCGGTGTCAGCGTCGGCCTGCCATGACAATGGCTCATGGTCGGTGGCTGATCCGCGGGCGCTGCCTGCGGCCAACGACAAACTGGTATGCCGCATCATCTCCGAGGACGGCACCTGGCACCGCCCGTTTACGACGCTTGAGCTGGCGGCCCTGCAGAGCATCTACGACCCGGACGACTACGCCGAGGCCGAGGCCAACGGCGAGCCCTTCCAGATGGACGGCACGTCCGACAGCGCACACCGCGAGCGCATCGGCAACGCCGTACCCAGGAAGGCGGCCAAGGCCATGGCCGAGGAAATCGGCCGCGCCATCCTGCTGTCTCGGACGGGCGAAACGTTCCAGCTGTCGGCCGCGCCCATATGGGTCCGTCCAATCATCACGGCCCTGGCCGTGCGCGGTGGAGAACAGGACCATGGTTGAACGGATACGCGAAACTGGGCATACATCGGCCGCGCCGGCCGCCACCGCGTCAACCGCCATCATCTTGTACATGCGCTACGGCCGTATGCGCCTGACCATGAGCGAGTTGGCCGCCGAGCTGGGCATCAAGGAAGGTTCGTTGCGCAACCTCATCTCGGATGACAAGTGCGCGGTGGCCACCTACACCGAGGGACGCAATCGGTACGCCGATGTGCGGGCTGTCGGTGAATACCTCGATCAGCGTTACCGTGAGGCCTCGCTGATCAGCGAGCGTTAGGCGACGCGCTTCGGCATCGGCAGGACTTTGTTATGGAGTCCTGCCGGGTCGATCTGGGTGTACCGCTTAAGCTGGCGCCAGTCCTTATGGCCGGAGACCGCCGCCACTTCCGGTATCTGCCAGCCGGCCTCAAATAGACTGCTTACCGCTTCATGACGCATGTCGTGGAAATGCAGGTCTTTGATTTCCAGCGTCACACACGTCCGAGTAAATAGCTGGCTCACCGTCGCGGCACGGTATGGAAATATCCGCCCGTCCGGTGTATCGCGCGGCTGTCGATCAATCGCGGCCCACGCCTCTCCCAGCAGCGGGATAGGCTGATCATTCCCGACCTTCTGTTTAGGGTGCTTGCGGTCTCGTACGATGATCAGCTTGCGCACGTCGTCAAGGTCGGCCCAGCGGATGCGGAAAATCTCACCCTGGCGCAGCCCCGTATTGATAGCCACCGTCAGCACATCCACCATATAGGGGAAGTGCTCGGCGAAATATGCATAGAGCTGTTCCAGTTCCTTGGCAGTCGGCCGGCGGTCGCGCTTGTTGCCTGGGCCGATCAGTCCAAAATGGTGCAGGGTCGGCCGGGCGTCTCCCACCGGGTCGCCGATGCGCAGGTTGAGAATGCTCTTCGTGTGCCGGATCGCGGTCCCGAGCTTGGACATGTGCATGTTGACCGTGTACGGCCCGGCGCCGGCGCGCTGGCGGCGCTGGCACCAGGTCACCAGGTGCGAGGTGGCCAGCTTCTCAAGTTTCACCTGCCCCAGCCCGTCGTCCTCGGCCGCAAGGTGCTGGAGCATGTAGTCCTCATTGGACTTGGGCTTGATCGGCCGGCCCGATTCGGCGCGCAGCTCGCGGTACTTCTCTATCAGCTTGGCCACCGTCATGGACGCGGTTTCGGCCGAGCTTCCCTCGATCTCCAAGGCCCAGCGCTGGGCCTCGATTTTGGTCTCAAACGTCCTGCTGATAGACTTGCGTCCTGCCTTGCGTACCTGGGCGCGCCACTTGGCGCCGATCTTGACTATCGCGGCCAT